CGTTTCTGTTCTTCTGCCCACTTCTCATCACGACCTGGAATCTCCCAATACGGAATAAACATTGGAACAAAGTCATTTCTTTTATTGACCGCATCGTTCCAAAACTTCCAAAAGTGGTTATAACCAAGTGGAGTAGAAGTAATCAGAATCTTTGTTGTTTGGCCAGCAGAGATAACTGGATATACCGCAGTAAAGAAAGCATCAGCAATAGTGTTTGGAATAATTGCGGCTTCGTCAATATACAATAAGTTTACGGACTTACCACGAATACCAGCAGCAGTTGTTGCAGCTGTAAACACAATAGAACCATTTTCTAATTCAATGTCACCTTTGTTCCAAGTCTTTACACCTTGTTGCATCCACATTGGTAAATTCTCATACATCAACTGATAACGGGACATAATCTCACGAGCAGTTGAAGCTTTGTTGGCCAAAATGGCAACAGTTTTACTTTCTTGGAATAGTGTGTACCAAAGAATGTAGGCAGCTGATGTGGTAGTTTTACCTTGCTGACGGCCTTCCATTAGAATTACTTTACGATTGTCGTGTATAAGTTTTAGTTTCTTTTTCTGACAATCGTATAACTTGAAAGGTTGAATACCGTGGTCTAGTGTTACAATGTAACAATAGGTATCAACAAAATAGATTGGGTCTTCCGCACATCTGGCAATTTCTAATATCTGTTCTTCGGTATAGGATAATTCTATTCCAGACCGTTTGATACTTGCGTTGCCAAGATAACCATGATTACTCATTCAACTTACTTTATAATACTTCTAAAGAACCAAGCGTGTTTTTGATGTTGGTCTAACAAGTCTTGCAAAAAATTACCAATTGCTGGTTCATTAGCAGTATCAGCTGCAACAATACCGGCACGGAGATGAAAAATCATTCTTTCGTTTGCTTTATACAAATTGGCAAACATTGTCATTGGTTCAGGAATGACAGTATCTTCTTCAATATCTGTCAATTCATGGATACGAGATAAACTAACTGGTGCATATACACCTAACATACGAAGCTTTTCAGCAATCAAATCTGTGTTATCAAATACTTGTTCATAGAAATCACCAAGATATGTGTGATACTGAACAAAGTCGGCACCTTCAATATTCCAATGATAAGAATGTGATTTAAAATACAAACCAAAATTTGTACCTAATATAGTTCTTAGTTGTTCAATAAGTTGTTCCATTACTTGCTCTCTCTAATTTGTTTTAGTAATTCTGCTGTTGAACCAACAAATACTGCCTTTTCAACATTGATAGCACCAGACGATTGGGTATCTTTTGGTTGTAGGTCTTGTTTTTTCTTTTGTATATCCAACAAGTCTTTATTCAAGTCACCGAGAGTTTTTAGAAATGTTGCAGCCACTTCATATGCTCTTGGATGTTCAGATTCTTGGGCAACTAATAATAGATTATCAATTGCACTACTACCTTTATCTATAAGAGATTTGATGTTTTGTCTGGCAATAGCGGCATCAGTATCCACTTCCGTCTGTCCTTCAACAGGAACAATCTCTGTTGTTTGCCTAATAGCAGGCAAAACTTCAGGTTCAGGTAAAGGTTCTACATCAAAAATTTCAGATAGTTTGTCGTTTGTTTTACTCATAATCAAATCAATGTATCAGGATATTCAATAATCATCTCATCAAAACCAAATGCTCCGTTTCCGTTTGCAGTTGGTGGGTCTGGTGTAACAATGATAGCTACAGTTTTTACAGGTGAGTTATCAACTCTAGTGATTGCAAATGAAGCATTAGAGAAAACACCAACAACTTTATCATTAGCTTTCAATCTATTATTTAAATCAGAAACAACTAAAATACCGTTTGTTGTATTACTAAAGTAAACAACTTTACCTGTTATGCCACGAGCTTCAACAGTAACATCTTCTCCTGTTGTATAAACTCCTGTTCCAGCCGCATAGTTTACATATACTTTTTGAGCATCTAAGTTTGTGGCATCAGAGTATATATTTGTGTTTGCTTGTTTGATTAGACCAGCATCATCATCTTTGTTTACTCTTGGCCAAATATAACCTTTAGCAGTAAAACTCAAGTCCCACATAATGATACGAGTATTCATCATGTCGCCCTCATAATCAATCTGAGGAGTTACAGAATTGAGAATGACAGGCATATCATATTTTTGGTCCATGTCACCAATAAAATCTACGGTAACAGTAAAATCTGGTGTGAAAAACGGCAATATTTGTTCCAATATTTGTGTGCCATCTTCGTGGTTGCGAACATAAAGTGATAATGAAAATTCAAAATTATATGGAACAGGTGCGTATTGTGAAGCAAAAGTACCTGAACTAAATCCAAAATTTTGCAATGTTGTCATTTGTTTACGAGAAGAATCATAAGATAAACTCATCAAATCAAATGACATACGAGGCACAATAGTATTCACAGACTTTGTTAGATTTGGGTCTGATGTTATTCGTGTCAAATACTTTTCTTTTGGACCATATGACAATGGTACCTTGAATACTTCTTTTGCTGTTGAACCGTCTTTAGTATAACGAATCAATTGAATGTCATTGAACATTGTACCAAAGGCAACAACAACTTTGCGTATAGTGCGATTATAAAAATGTTTATTGCCTAACATTATGCTTCACCAAATGGGTTACGTTCTGTCCAATCCAAAATGACATCGGATTCAGTTTCAATTCTATTGTTATCAATGATATCTTCAAACGCATTATCCATTGTGGCAGTATCAGATGATGTAGAAACATTCCATTGAGCGTTTGATGTATTGCCTTTTATAACTGTATTTGCTGATATTGTTCCCTGAACACGATATACATCAATGTAAACACCAGGTGAATATGTATGAACAAGTGCTTGAGCTGTAGCGGATGCCACATTGGCACCTTGATAAACTATCTCGTCTTTTAGATATGTTCTTACACCACCAGCACCTAATGTAATTCTTGTGCGTGGGTATTCATCACGTATTTGGTCGTCAACTTCAGAAACACCTGTTTCAATAACTTCATTAGAAAATACAAACTGTTTGAGTTTTAGAGCGTAAACATAAACATTACCACCACGACCACGACCTAATGTATAAAACATTGCTTGGTCGTTTTCGTGTTCTACAAATGTAATTTCAAAAAAGTTTTGAACCAATGGAACATAAATCAAATCGCCTTCATTAGGTCTTATTTGAGGTATTGATGATTTGAATCTTCTACGAGAAACAAGGAGTTTAATTTCATCACGAATTTCTAAACCAAATTTAGAAATAAAATCTTGTTCACCTTCCATGCCTGTAACATCTTCCAAATACATTTCAATTGGATATGCAGCAGTATATGTTTTAAGTGTATCTTCACCATACAAATAATCTACTTGGTCACGGCTAGTTCTTGGAAGATAGTAAACATCCATACCATAGATGCCTAAAGCTTCTATGACAAGGTCTTCCACCAGTAATTGCTCACTGGTGATTTGATTAGCAGGAAAATTATTGAAGTAAAAATTTGTAGGCATTCATTATCAACCTGTATAGATTTCAGTAGGCAACACATTGATTACGTGCATTTCTTCTTCAATCTTATCCAATTCTTCACGAGCTTCTTGCATAATACGAACACCATCAAGTGTTACTCCGCCTGGCATTTGAATACCAGCAAACTTACTTAGGTTATTACCCCATTGTAATTTGATGAGTGCTGTTGCATACTTCTTAAAAAATCTATCATTCCAAACATCAGACATACCAGCTACAGTCATTTGCACATTTGTTTGATTTGCAGTTGGTGGTCCGTAAACATCCAACTCTGTTGGAGATGTAATTGTTTTTACTTGTAATGATTCTGTGCCAAATGTTACAAAATCTTTTTCTAAAAGTTGTTGGTCAAATGTTGTGTTTGTTCCAACTACTGTATTTGAACTTGTGTTAAGTGTTGCTGTTCCTGTTAAAGTAATTATATCAGGATTCAATCTACGGTAACATTCTACAATAACATATTCACCAACATCTAAATCTCTTGACCAGTCAATATCAAGGAATAATTTGTTTTGGTGACGATTGAATCTGAATTGTGGCGTACCAGAGAATAATAAATTCAATGTGCGAAGATGTTGCATTGTAATTTCATATGACACATAAGATACTGATGTAAAGTCATATAAATCATGCAAGCGTAATTGATAACGCAAGTCAAACATATTAATTGATGAACTTGAATCATCAAATGGAAATACACCCGTAACAAATGTTACAGCATCAGGGCAATAAATCCAACCACGCTGAACATCAGCGGCTTGAATCTTGTGTTTCATGTAAATCTTTTCAACACCGTCAAAGTGATAGTCATTGAAAAATGCTAACGCTTCATCAATACGGTCTTCCACCTGGTCGTCATCAACGTTGATTTCAATAACAGGTTTACCTAATTTTCTTAGACAATATTCTTTGAATTCTGTTCTTGTTGTTGGTTTTGCCATATTTTATCCTAAAGCGATTGCCAATGAAATTGCATCACCGATTGAAGCTCCAGCGGTTGCAGCTGTTGTTTGTCTTGTGCCGTCAGCAAAAATAACTCCATCTACTGCAACATTACCTCTAACACCAACACCACCAGTAACTCTTAATGCACCAGTTGTGTTAGATGTTGATGTGTTTGAGCTAGTAATGTTTGCAGAAATAACATCTAATGTACCAGTACCAGATAGAGAGGCTATTTGAGTTTCACCACCATACCATTTAAACTGATAAACATTAGTAGCAGCTGGTACGGTTGTCCATAATACTCCTCCATCAATACCAATAG